ACACCACACCTAGCCGAAACCCTCTTCGCGCATTGCGCGAAGGGGGTTTTTGTTTTTGCCCTCCAGGAATGCGCGCGTCGCCGAGTAACCTGCGCAACCCTGCGACCGGCGCGTCCAATCCCAAAAATCGCGCGAAGCGCGAAATCGTGGGGAGGCATCAGCTTGCGTGGGGGTCGTCAGGTAACGTCACCCTCCCTGAATTTGGATTCTGGTTTCCGTAACGGTCACTCTACCCGGCCATGGGGTCCATGGTCAGCAAAGGCGGTTGCGAAGGCAACGTATTCCTTCTCCAACGAACTCAACAGCCCGACAAAGCCAAGTGCCTGCAGTGCAAGGTCATCAAGGCCCGCACTTTCAAGCAACGCGGCTGCTTGCTGGATTTGCCCATCCCTAAGAATGAGGCGAGACAACAACGGGTATTCAGCCAGCAGAACTGGCACTGGCTGGGCGAGGACTTGCACTGGCACTTGCACTGGTGCTGCTGGCTCTTCGGGCACCACTACGGTCAGGGGGGCTGGTGTGGGTGTGGGTGTGGGTGTGGGTGTGGGTGTGGGTGTGGGTGTGGGTGTGGTCTTCGGTGGGCGCTTCTTGAGACGGATGTTGTAGAAGGCCTTGTGGTCCCCCTGACCGCCATTCGTTCCGAGCTGCGCCGTGATGAGACCCTTCTTTCGAAGGCTATCCACCATGTATTGAACCCGGTTGATATCCAGTGAAAGTTCGGTCGCAATTTCTCGGGCGTTCACACCACCCGTCACTCCTGCCAGATATGCCAGGATGCTCTCGCGGACAGAACCGACGTTCAGGATTTGAGTGATGCGAGATTCTGTGGTCCCTGCAAACGTGGCCAGGTCCTTTCGTGACATCCCTTCTTCGAACGCCAGGCGCCGGATTTCGGCGTCTCGTACGGCGTTAGGAACAGGCGGTGTTCCCAAGGTAATTTGTACTTGGGTCACTTGAACTTGTACCTCCGTGTTGTGTGGATGGATGGAATACAATAATTATATAGCAGCCCGAAGAAGAAATCAACGGGTCCTTAAGGTTGCCCCTGTGAATGCCCAGGCGTGATTAACGATTGGGCCCAGGCGTGATTAACGGTTGGGCAGGCTACCTAATTACGGGAGGGCATTTCACACGCGCAGGAGCTACAATAAGAGCATGGGACGTGCATGGTACTTGGCGCAGTTTGAAAAGCAGCTCACTGGTACTGATTGTGGACCATACAACTGCAACATGGCGGCTGCAGCGATGGCGGTCCAGCAGGTAAGCCTCGGGGCGCTCGACACGAATGCGGATGAGATGCGGCTCCTATCAGGGACGCGCCCAACGTGTACAGACCATATCCGAGGAAACGAGGGGACTGATATCCAGGATGCGGCTGTGGCGATGGCGCGCAAGGGGGTACACCTTACGGTGTACGATTCCACCGACGCGAAGACCCTTAAAGATGTCATTGAGGCGCTCAAGATTGGCCGTTTTGCCATTGGCCATGGTGACTACGACCAAGTGCCGGTCGCGCTCCGCGGAGATAAGGATTACCTCGGACTCCACAGTGCCTTCTTCCATGAATACCGCGAGTCGGTTTCCTTATATAATGGGTTAAAGGGTCCAGCTGTCCGAGTAGGAGACGGCCTGAATGATGGCCGCCGCGCAGGGATCCCCAACGGCTTCGTTTGGTGGCCGGTTACCGTAGTCAAGAACTACATGGCCAAGTTTCCAGGCGACGGCCTTACCTACGGACTTCTGGACCTCCGTAAAGCGGATGTGCGCCTGGACGCCAATGTGAGGACCAGCGCGACAACGACGTCCGCAATCCTCCGTACCGTTCCGAAGGGTACAGACCTTGTATGGGGTGCCGTTCAGATTGGTCAGAGTGTTGGTGGCGACCGACGTTGGTACCGAGTCTGGGAACCTCTTACAGCCAAGGTTGGGTTCATGCATGCTTCTGTTGTGAGGACCATTTAGTAATGACGCCCGCACAGGAGCGCGTCATGCGCCTGCGGGCCGAGGGCCTGACGACCGAGGCTGTGGCCCACGTCATCGGGTGCAGCACCCAGACGGCTAAGAACCATTGCTCGGACGTGCTGCGCGACCTGGACGTTGACAGCACGATCGGCGCGATGCGGGCGCTCGGCTGGCTGAACCCGCCCGGTGAACCCCTTGTCAAGGTTGCGGATGCCGTTCGTACCCAGTGCGGCGCCATCGAGCGCTGCGGGCGCTGGGCCGGACATCGCGGGCATCACGGGGGGTTTCGACCCGTCGCGGAGGAAGATTATCCGGCCAACAAAAGTCCCAGACTTGAGCAGTAAGGAGAACCATGGACCCACTCAGCAACCCGGCGTACATCATCTTCGCGGCCATCAGCCCGTTGCTCATCGCGCTCGTCAAGCAGTCCGGCCTGTCGTCACAGGTCAACTCGCTCATCGCGTTCGCGTGCTACGTCATCGTTGGCATCCTCGGGATGGTCCTGTCGGGCGAGGCGTTGACCATCGAGAACGCGGTGCCGCTCATCGCCATCGCGACCGTGGTCGGCTCGGCTGCCTACGGTCTCATCTGGAGCAACCTCGGAGCTGGGGACGCCGGAACGATGTCGATTGATGACCGCCTGACGGCGGCCACTTCGTTCATTAAGGCGGAAGGATAACGCACTTGGCAGCTTCAAGGTCCGTACGACCCAAGTTTCAGGAGATTGGTGCATCAGGCCTGAGGGTCTATGGTGGACGAATCTACGAGGAGTGGCTCCCTGAGCTTACAGGGGACCGCGGGCGTAAGGTCCTTCGCGAAATGTCGGAGCAGGATCCCGTCATCGGCGGGATCCTGTTCGCTATCGAGATGCTGGTTCGGCAGACAGAGTGGACGTTCGCTCCTAAGGACGATTCCGACGAAGCCAAATTGGCTGCGGACTTCGCCCAGGAGTGCTTGAACGACCTGCAGCCGCACTGGCCCGATACGCTCTCTGAAATCCTCACCATGCTCCCGTACGGTTGGAGCTGGTTTGAGGTCGTGTACAAGTACCGAAATGGTCCACAGGATGACCCGAACCTAACGTCGAGTTTTAACGACGGGCTGGTTGGATGGAAGACTTGGGCTCCTCGTTCTCAGGACACTCTCTTGCAGTGGGAGCTGGACGAGCAGGGTCGGGTTAAGGCTTTTACCCAGAGTCCTCCGCCTAAGTATGACAAGCGGACCATCCCGGTCTCTAAGAGCCTTCACTTCCGAACGAAGTCCCGAAAGGACAACCCTGAAGGGGTGTCGGTCCTTCGTTCGGCATATCGGCCATGGTACTTCAAGAAGCACATCGAGCAGATTGAAGGTATCGGCATCGAGCGAGACCTGGCAGGTCTCCCGGTGATGTGGGTTCCGCCAGATTTGCTATCCGGGAACGCCACAACCGAGCAGAAGCAACTCCTGGGTGAGCTCCAGAAGATTGTTACGAACATTCGTCGGGATGAGCAAGAGGGCGTTATCATGCCCCTGGCGTATGATGACGCCGGCCGGGACATGTACAAGCTCCAGCTCATCTCAACGGGCGGATCGCGACAGTTCGACACGGATAAAATCATTACGCGGTACGACCAGCGCATCGCGATGACGATGATGGCCGACTTCGTCCTTCTCGGGCACGAGCAAGTCGGTTCGTTCGCCCTGTCGGACAATAAGACCGCCCTCTTTGCAACGGCGTTGGGCGCCTGGCTCGACTCCATTGCAACGACCATTACACGATTCGAGTTGCCGCGCCTGTTCAAGATGAACGGCATGGACGTCAATCTTGTACCGAAGTTGTCGCATTCGGACATTGAGAATGCAGACCTCGGGAAGCTTGGAACTTACCTACAGTCCCTCGCCTCCGCGGGCATGACGGTATTCCCCAACCCCGCAATTGAGAAGCACCTTCTTACTCAGGCAGGTATTCCCGTCCCTGAAGAGTTGCCGTCCCAGACAGAGGCCATGGTACAGAAGGCTCTGCAGGAGATGGGACTCGCGGATGAGATGGGTAATCCCACTCCTGAAGGTCCACCCGAAGAGCCGCTTCCTCCAGAGGATGGGGGAACTACAACTGGGGCAGAAAGCAATAGTCCTGCTACCTTAAGGCAGAAGAACCGGACATCATCTGCAGGCGCCGCAGAGGCAGCCGGGCAGCCGATGCGCACTACTCAATTTGAAGAACCCCCCACGTCAGAAGAGTTCTTCGACCGTAAGGCTTATATGAAGGCGTACAATGCCCGAAAGAACGGGCCGGCAGCTGCAGATACGTCCAGTGGCGGACAACAGGCTCGAAATAAAGCGGCCGATGCACGCAATGCCCTTTTAAGGCACCCAGCCGCACGGGCAACGTCTCACGGTGGAATTGCTAATCCGAATGGGCAGATGGGTGTTATGATGCACGGGCCTGGGCACCCCAAGCCTGCGGCACCCAGGATGCCAGGCGCCCGTGAACTGCTTGGACCTCCTGCACTTAGGGGTCGCGGGGGAGGGGGCATTGCAGGGGCGAATCGGCGTAAAGCGGACAAAGCTGATCGCGCTGCCGCACTAAAGGAAGCCCAGGCCGAGTGGCGTGCGGCTCATGGCGGCAACCCGGCGCCGCGGCTGTCACAAGTAATAAGGCCGGCAAAGGCTCCGGTAGGACATACAGGACCTGCGCGCCCTGAAAGCCTCCGTATTGCCCATAACCATCCAGACTACCCATCAGGAGGGCGGCAGGGTTCCCCAGTTATGCACCGTGGGAAGCATGTTGGGTTTATCAAGCCTAACTACGCTCCGGTTATGAGTGGGGCAATTCAGGTCGCCCGCCGTAAGGACGGCGTTAATGTATACGACACTCACGGAAAGAGGATAGGCTGGTCGCAAAACGATGCTGGCGCAAAGGCAGCCCTTGCGAACTTCCTGAATACAGGGAGTGTAGGCTTTAGTGAACCGGAGGTTCCGCAGCCTCCGGAGTCGGAAATCTTCTTCAACCCCCTTCACGCTATGAAGACCGGGCGGTTTGACTTCAATCCGATGGGAACCTCGACCATTGTCGGGGGAAGCCTGGTCAAGCAATTTGGCGGGCAGGCCGCTGCCATTCGTGAACTTCATGCCCGCGGTAAGAAGGCAGGCGAAATTGCCGGGTTGCTGGGTGTACGTCCACAGGCAGTCCACGGCCAAATCGCCAAACTCCGCAAGGCAGCTGCTCTGGCGCCAGTGTTGTCACCAGGTACTCCTGGGTCTTTAACCGTCCAACGAATTAGAAGTATAGCTAAGGTTCGGGGTCCCCTTGCTGCAGCTGCCGATCCTACCAGTCATGGTGGGCCGAAGCAGCCTGTGTCGGTACTTCGAAATACAAGTGGGCACCAGGTGGGCCACGGGAACCGAAAAGTTGCTGCTAGACCTGCAGTCGTTACACTAAATGCGCCGTTACACAGTGGGCAAGTAGTTGCCGTTACTCGACCGCCTGCGTCGCGTACATCGCATGGAGCGGCTATGGGCGCTCGAAACGTACATGGTCTAGGGCACTTTGGGACTCCTGTATCTCCGCCCCCAGGAGCGGTCGGAGTCCTTCATGCAAAGTCTACTTCACATGGCGGGCTAAAGCGTAGGACCAACGACGAGACCATCGTTCACGGAGCAGGTCACAGTAAGCCACCTACACCTGTAGGTCCCGCCGCTACATCGCATGGCGGGCGTGCTCTTCCAGGACAACATGGTCCTGGCCATGGTCAACAGGCACTTCCACAAGTTCTTCCTGTTGCAGGTGCAGCCACTCGGGCTCGTGTAGGGCGTAATGTTGGCATCCGTAAGGTCGATGCAGCCGACGTCCGCAATGAGAAGAGGATGCAGCGGGGTTCCAGGCCGCTGCCAGACCAGGCGAGTACTGCGGCCGCCCGTAAATTGGTCGGACCTTCACAGCCAGGCGGAGCACCGCTAACGTCACACGGCGGGCGCGCCGCGGGTTGGAACCGTCCGCGAAGGAACGTGGCGGGGGATATCGTTCCGCGACAAGTAATTGCACACGCCGGCGGGCATACAGTAAGGCAGGGACTCCCGCCAAAGGGCAAGACCGTTACTCCGAACGATACCCGTATTGGTGAAGGCCGCACGCGGTTGGTGGGACAACATCTTGAACCTGCCGGACACATTGCGCTCCAAGATTCCGGTTCGGGTGGAAGCATTCGGAACCTTCAGGTAATGAAGACCAGTCACGGCGGCGTAGTCCACCTTGACGAGTCCCGTAATGTTGCTGAACACATGCCCGGAACAGGTCACCGAGCCGCAGTTATCAAGAAGCGGAACGTGGCTATTGCAGCCGCAGCTGCTAAACAACGGGCAGGCTCCACACTGGGTACTACAGCCAGGCGTCACAATAAACAACGGGCAGAAGGCCTTGACCTGCAGCGCGTAGAGCAGCGCCAGGCAGGGACTAAGACTTTGAAGCGGGTCGAGTCGATGGTGCCTGTGGTCCAACATCCGTCGGGAGGGGCACAGGGAATTCAGACGGCAGGACATAACCAGCGAATCATCAATGCACAGCCCGCAGTAGCCCGCCGCCTTGCCCGTAAGCAGGCAGTAGTAATTGCTAATCCAGTGGTTGCTCAGGCGCCGGGGACGACCACCAGAGCCAAGCGGAAGCTGGCCGATATCGACAAGGTCATGGAAGTTAAACGGGGCGGCCCAGCAGCGAATACGGCAACGCTGAAACGCGTCAAGGCGGCATCCGACATTCCGCAGGGCGACTTGGGGGCTGGACGTCAGAAGGTCGCTAAGGAGGCAGCCAACAGGCGCCTTGCCCGTAAGCAGGTGGCAGCTGCCGCAGCCCCCGCCGCCGGCGGTGCTAGAGCTGGGAAAAAAGTGGTCTACGACAAGATGGAAGACCACATTAAGGTAGTTGACGGAGTCGGAGTAGGGAAGCTACAAGGTCCCGTTACCAATGTGAAGTCGCTGCCTGGCAATCATATTTCTGAGGCTTGGAAGGCCGATATTGTTTCGCCGAGCGGAAGGGTCCAAACGGTCGTCATTAAACCGATTGACGCAACCACGTACCATCCGGGCGAAGGCAAAAATGCTCGCCGGGCGGCGCTTTCACCTGCTGCGACGGGGGCACCTCGTGAGGTTGCGGCCGGTATTGTCGGTAAGCATATGGACAAGTATGGCGGGACATCTATTGACGCCCCGCGCGGGATTATCCGGGATACTTTCGATGACCACGACCGCAACAAACCCCAAGGCAAAGCTTATGTCGGCGAGTGGGTCGGAAAGATAGATGGAGGAGGGTCAGCGTACCTCCACGCCCACCAAGAGCTTGCAGTCTTTGATGCCGTCATCGGCAACACTGACCGACATGGCGGTAACTGGAAAACTGACAGTGCGGGAAGGATCTGGCCGATTGACCACGGACTTGCGTTCCCTGACCTAAAGGGGTACACAGGTGGGAATATGCAGTGGTTGTCAGTGCATGGGGGGAAACCGCTATCAGCGCAGTCGCGTAGGTCACTTGAAGGACTTCGGGACCACCGGGCAGAACTCCGACATGACCTTGAACCCCTGATTGGGTCGAAGGCAATGAAGCTAACCGAGCAGCGCATTGACTTTATGCTGGCGCATGACAAGGTTATGACTGGCGAAGAACTTCGTACCTGTGCATACGCCCAGAAGAGCTACGTATCCATTCACCACCCAATCGCGGCTGCCGGACAAGCCCGTGCGGCCATGGGTAGGAACCCCTGGTCAGGATTGGCGCCTGCCCGGCATCAGCAGCAGCCAGCAGGATGGGCTACTAGACGCCGGCGAAACCAGGGCGAAATGAAGGTCCGCCAGCAGAAGCGGAACCTGTCGATGGGCGAGCGGGCGAAGGTGCAAAGTGCCCTTCAGAAGATTCGGGACTTTGGAGTTCCCGCCCACGCCCAGGCAGAGGGCATCAACAAGTGGATGCGTCCAGTGATGAATCGTCGGGGACGAATCGGTTGGTGGAAGGCCCTTCCAAATGGGCACTGGGGTTGGGTTGATGTATCGCCTGGGAGGCATTGATGGGCGATAAGGTCGAGTTCTTTACAAGTGACGGCGAGCATATTGCTTATATGACCCTTGAGGAGGTCGTCCCTGAACCGGGAGAAGACTCCTTTATGTGGCCGGCCTTCACCGAGCTGCGAAAGCCCGAGGACGAAGAGTACCTCCTGGACATCGTCGGGAGTGTAGAGGTCTTCGACGAGAACATGGACTACGTCGATTGGGAGGACGAGGACTACCTGGAGTACATGGTCGCGGAGTTTCGCCCAGGTGCCCTGACTGCCGTTCTGCTATGACCGCAGGCGGATATGAGCTCCCGCCGGCATATCGAGGGAAAGTCTGGGACACAGTAGCAGAACTCCTCGATCCGGCTCCCAACCCTTTCTGGGCCGACCCCGACGCTTGGGCACAAGCAAACATACCCAGTTGGTCCTCTACCGCTTACCAGCGCGATATCCTTCTCCACCTAGCACACGACCGCCGAGCCTGTGTGCGTGGTCCTCACGGGCTGGGCAAATCAGGTATGGCCGCGATTGCGGTTCTCTGGTTTGCTGATACCAGGGACAAGGCGGGAGTTGACTGGAAGGTAGTAACAACCGCATCTGTCTGGAGGCAGTTGCGTAACTACTTGTGGCCCGAGATTCACAAGTGGGGTAAGAAGATAGTTACCCGGGAGTTCTCTACCCGGTACGAACTCCTGACAATGGAACTCAAGCTTAAGACAGGGTCCGCCTTCCCTGTAGCCTCTGACGACCCCTCCAACATTGAGGGTGCGCATGCGTCCCATATCCTGTACATCATTGACGAGGGTAAGAACGTTATCCCCGGGACATGGGACGCCATCGAGGGGGCTATGTCGGTCGGTGACTGCTATGCACTCGCTATCTCAACTCCGGGCTCTCCGCAGGGCAGGTTCTTTGAGATTCAGCAACGGCGACCAGGTACTGAAGACTGGTGGGTTAGGCACGTGACTCTGGAAGAAGCCGTCGATGCGGGGCGTATCTCACAGGTGTGGGCCGACCAGCGCAAGCGGCAGTGGGGGGAGTGGAGCGAAGTATACCAGAACCGTGTCCTTGGGGAGTTCTCCACAACGGACTCTGATGGTGTTATTCCGCTTACATGGATTGAGGCAGCTAATGAACGGTGGGAAGACCTACGTGAGAGCGGTCAGCTGGAACACGGGACACTCACGTGTGTTTCTTCAGACATCGCGACTGAGGACGGTCAGGATGCTACCATCATCGTTCTCCGGAAGGGAAACACCGTCACGGAAATTAGGTCCCTTCCGCGTGGTGACACGATGGAGGCTACGGGATGGATTAGGGGGATCCTGGATAGCACGCCAAAGGGTCCAGGTATCAAAGTCCCTTACGCCGTTATCGATGTTATCGGGGTTGGCGCGGGTGTCGTCGACCGACTTAGGGAACTCAAGTTCAGTGTGGACTCGTTCAACGCCTCGTCCAAATCGACGCGCAAGGACCGTTCAGGTGAACTGGGCTTCCTCAATAGGCGGGCAGAAGCCTGGTGGAGACTGAGGGAGCTCCTCGACCCTACTTACGGACCGACAATAGCACTCCCGCCTGACGACACTCTTATCGGGGACCTTACCGCACCTAGGTGGGAAGCGACCTCAACTGGCGTAATCAAGATTGAGGGCAAGGACGAAATCAGGAAGCGCCTCGGACGTTCTCCTGACGTTGGTGATGCAATCGTTATGGCGTTCAATGGGTCTCGGCCCAATCTGGACATTGCCGGAACGAAACCCTTCTCCATCACCCAGCTTGGAGGGTCCAAGTGGAGGTAGCGCCTTCCCCCGAATGGGTAACAGTCCACGCCGTTGCTGACAAGGGCATTCCCGCTATGACCTCGGCGCTCATCGATGCCTGGGACGCCCAAAGGAACCGCATTGACGTTTCCGTCCTGGCAGCTTCGCTTGAGGCATACGGTCACGACAACATTGATTGGCGTACTGAAATCATTGCCCTGCAAGGGGCCATGGTGTCGGTGTGTGGATCGATTGCCCGCGATACCGCCCTCGCCCTGATCCCTCGATACGAAACCGTCAAAGGGTCCGAAACGTTCGCCATGCCTGGTTGGATGGACGTTGCCTTTGACTTGCGATTTATGGAAGCTGAAACGTTCCTGACCAAGTACCTTCCAATGCTGGTCGTGAACGTTAACAATGAAACCCGCATAGCCATCCGCAATGTTGTCTTGGAAGGGTTCAGGAAGGGTCATCACCCATATCAGATGGCCGAGGAAATCAAGGCACTGGTAGGCATGACTCCAGGTCAAGTGCGGGCTTACCAAGCATTTGCAGCAAATCTGGCGAGACGAAATATGTCTCGCGATTGGCAATCGAACGCCCTGAAGAACTACCGCGAGCGGGCAATTGAGCGGCGCGCAAGGAACATCGCAAGGACCGAGACCCTCCGTGCGGCCAATGCAGGGCAACTGCGGCTTTGGCAGGTCGCTGGAACCAACGGACTGCTTGGTCCCTCCGCGAAGAAGCTGTGGATAAATACCCCCGGTCCCAGAACTTGTCCTACGTGTCAAGGTATGGGCGGCCGAACCGCGGATATCAATGGGGTCTGGTCTGTAGAAGGGTACAGTGTTGAGGCACCTCCCCTACATCCATCCTGTCGGTGTGCCATGGGGTTGACCTTTGACGACCCCTGGCTTATGAAACTATAACGTGTGGGGGGCCTCGAAGTAGCTGGCTTCCTTGACGAGTTCCTCTTATAATCAGGATAGGTCAGTACCTTATCAAGGAGTCCGATGGCCCTCTCTCCTAACCCCGAAGCCTTTCGAGGATTCGGTGGTCGGCTGTTGGCGGGACGAGGTCCTGGAGGTAAGCGTACTCACGGTCAAAGTTATTACACGGGCGGTGGAGACCACGGTCCGAGCATCTTGAATCCCGCCGTTTACGAGGCTTTGCGTGACAAGAAGGGCATGGATAAGAAATCGGCTGCGGCCATTTCTAACGCCGCCCTCAGCAAAAAGACCATCGGCGGTGCCTGGTTCAAGAAGGGTAAGCATTCCAAGAAGCCAGCAAAGGAGCCCGTAACGGTGGCTGCTTCCGAGAACCTGACCCTGCAACAGTTCTTCGATAAGAAGTCGTACATGGCACAGTACAATGCCATGAAGAACGGTAAGCAGTCCAAGATGGACCGCGCAGCCGGTAAGGCGAAGCAGGGGGGCCCACATCCGGACGATGCTACTATGAGTTCTTCTGGCCTTCGGAAGCTTCCGAACCGCCCGCACATGGGTATTCGTGAGGTTGGAGCCAAAGGTATTCCGATTGGTCCGTTTGGCCATACCGCAAAGACGGGGGCTGCTGTACCAGGTAAACCGGGGTTTGTGTGGAAGCGAGGCCTTCTACCTAACAGCCACGTTGCAGTAAGGGCAAAAGGGGCAAAGGGGAAGAGTAACAGCAGTCGTATTGCTAAGGCGACAAAGGCGTACCAGAAGAAGCACCCGGTACCTGCCCCCTTTAAGTCGAAGATGAAGGGTCCGTTCGGCGACGACCCCGGGAACAATCGATTTACTGAACCACGGAAGCTGGGAATTCGAACGCAACTGCGGGGTGAAGCACGCATGGTAAGGAAGGGAATTGTGTCGGCAGAGTACAACGAACCCCGTTTGACCCTGCAGCAGTTCTTCGATAAGAAAGCCTATATGGCCCAGTACAACGCCAAGACAAAGGGCGGTGGACGTGGGCGCCCTGCGGCGGCAGCTAAGCCGGCAGCGGGTGGTAAACCATCAGCAACGCCCCGTGCAGATAAGCGGGCGGCTGATAAGGCAGCGTATGCAAAGGCGCTGGGTCCGCACCTTGATGCAAAGATTGGGGCTGCTGTCGCCAAGATTAGGGGCGGGAGTCTTCCGAGCGTAGGGGCCGCTAAGCGGGGACAGCGTAAGTTGGTTAAGAGGGCCGACGCTGCTAAGGCTGGGGGCGCCCTTGGTAAGGCATTTGCCAATCGACGTAAGGCGGGGAACAAGCCGGTACGCCGATTGATTGACCGCGAACGTAAGGTTGCGAACATTAAGGCCGGGAAACCTTCACCGACTGGAAATCGTCGGGCGGCAGTGGCTAATAAGAACTACCGAAAGTCCCCAGCTAAGGCCAGGCCGAAGGGTGGGTACTCCCAGAAGGCCGGAAGCGCCCGCAGGATGGTGGATGCCCTTCCAGCTGGCGGCGAAGGGTACAACGAACCCCGTTTGACCCTTCAGCAGTTCTTCGATAAGAAGGCGTACATGGCGGCCTATAATGCTAAGAAGAAGGGTGTAGCTGCCGGCCACCTTACGCCAAGCGCCAGCAAGAATGCGGCTAAAGCGTACGGTCGAGGACTAAAGAAGGGCGCAGCGGCCCGGAAGGCACGAATTGCCAAGGCTGGGGGACAATCAGTTCAGTCGCCGTCCATTAAGGCGTATAACCGAGCCCTTACAATTAGGAACAACAAGTTGCAGGCGAAGCAACTTGCAGCACTCAGAATTGCTAAGGCGGGCGCCCAGTCGCCGGCTTCTAAGCCGCGGGCCTATCGGGGGCTAAAGGACCGAGCGGGGAACCTTGACCGCCGAGGAATGATGGGGGCTGACCGCCGCCGAGGAATACGTCCAGGTCAAGGACAGTATGTAGGTGGTGCCGATGGCGGTGGTGGAGGGCCTGATTGATGGCTAAGAAAGTAAAGCCCGTACCGTTCGTGGAGACGGAGGCTATCTTCATTGAAGCCCCCGAGTACTTTCACGACGTATCGGGGGCGGGGTGGGTACCA